GTAATTTCTGGTGCACTTCTAGTTTTACTTACAATGCTAGGAAAGCCTGGTGAAGCATCTTGAATATAATCGCTTGCAACATAACTGTCCTCAACATAGTTGCTTGTGTGTGCTGTAATGTTCATTCCTAGCACTCTACTCACTGTTCTTGGCATTGCTATTTGTCTTGCACTTGAACTACCATTTAAATCTGCACTGTTTATGTCATACTGTTGTATAGGAAACGGTTTGCTGGTTGCTGTCCAAGTAAAGTCTGTTATTTCTGGAACGCCTGCCGCAGGATCTTCAGCTACACTGAAAAACACCAACACATAGCGTCCATAAAATGCCGCAACATCTGTGTCTCCTAGATTTACAGTTGTTGCAGTTTCTTCACCTGCAAATGCACCTGTTGTTGAAGCGTAAACTGTAAAAGTAGGTGTGCCTACACAGGCAAAAGTCCAAGTAAGGTTGAAATATGTAGTTGCACCTAAGTCAATTACATCACTTGCCCAAGTTAAAGGTGTAGTTGGTGCTGGTGTCCAACTGGTCCAATCTGCCCAACTTTGTATTAGGTTTTGTCCGGCACTGTCGCCAGGACCTAAATCGTCCCAAGTAGAAGTATTGGTTGTGACTACCTTTTGTAAGACTTCATCAAATACGCCATTTGTGCTTGGTATCGCCATAACTTCTCCTTATTCAATTGCCGGTGTTGTTGACACCGCATTGTCGCTCCATTTACTACCACGCTTGACATCTTTACTGGTGTTTGCCAGTGTAAATGCTGTGATTGCTTGGCTTAAATTCTTTTCTAACACACTGTTCAATTGGTTGAAATCACTAACTGTAGCAACCTGAGGTCTAACCCCTAACAGCAAATCTACTGTTGAACCGCTACCATTGCCACCTTGTAGGAATATGCCTACATCTGCTTCACCTGAACTGCCTTCTACTACCAATAAAAACTCATCTGTGTCTCTAGGTCCATAACCATTTGTGCTTTGTTCTGCAAAACTGCGTCTTAGGCTTTGTGTGCCACCTATTTGGTAGTATGGATTGTATTCAGCTTCTGTAAGTGGTGGACGTAGAAACACTGTGGTTGAATCTGGTGAACTTTCTACCGAAGTAATATCAACTTTCTCCCATCTACCCTTGCCATAGAATGTGCCATATGTGTCTGTGACTCTACCATAAGCATTACTGCGTCTGTAGATGTTTAGTTGTGTAAAATCTGCAACAGCGTGATGATTAAATGTCAACTTGTAGTATGCAAAAGGATCGTTTTGCCCTTTCCAACTGTCTTTGTTGAGTATCTTCCATTCTGTGACTTCTACAAACGGATCTGGTGGTGCCGGGAATGCCTCGTCAATCTGTTTAAGAGCTTTTGCAGTTGTCATTGCCTGCACATTGAAACTTGACAACCAATTACCATCACTAGGATAATCATCTCTTGTTTGTTTTTTATGCACATAACCAGTCATAAACAAACTTTCTGTAGAGTCTGTTCTTACACCACTGTTTGCATACAAAGGTGTCAATACAAATTCGTATGTGTCATCATAATCAATTGACAATGGTAGAAAATGATTGCCACTAATTGCGTTGATTTGCACATCTGTTGATGTATATGTTTCAAAGTCTGGATCTGTGCCAAGTATAACTTTTCTATATCTTACTCTTACACCACGCCAATCTGGTAATACAGTTGCTTCTGGTGGTTTAATGTAAAACCTTATTTCTGGATTGCCGCTTAGACTTGCACCTATTTCTGCCAAGCCAATTGTCATTGAACTTGCGGCACTTGGTGCACTAGGATCAACTAAATCTAAACTGGTTGAATTTTCTTTGTAGTAATATTCACCAAAGAACGGATCGTAATCATATGTGCCAACAGCACTTCTTTCTGTAGCAACAGTTTCTATGCGAATCTGCTTGGTGCTTTCTTTGCCATCCTTGTATGCAAATCTAAACACAAAATCGTAGTTTTGTTGTGCCGCACTAGGTGTGCTTGGATAAACTGGAGAGCCAACATAGTCAATTACAAATGTCTGTGTTGTCCCTGGCACATAGCCATCTCCAAATGCGTGTGATTGCATTGAATACTGTGATGCTGAGCTTGCCTTGTAGTAGACATTTACGCCTGTGACATCAAAGTTTGCAGGCACATTGTTGATGTCTTGTTTTATGCTAACCTGTATTTCTTTTGGATCTTTAGGTTGTCCACCAGTCAGCAGTGTTTGTCCTGTTAGACTTGCAATCGGTGTGTCAAAGCGTTTTGTAGCTTCACCTGGATCAGTGGGCCAACCACTTGATGCCGCTTGGTAATAATCAACTGGATCTTCTGTGATAACAGCACCACTTGCGTTTAGGTTTGTTCTGTTTATAAATGTGCTGAGTTCGCCTGTTGCATACTTTACCCTTGACAACATTATATAGGTATAACCTTTTAGGATAGGTCCAATAGTCCACTGAAAACTTTTGTTTGCACCTGGTTTCAGCGTTATTGTCATAGGTGTCCACACAGTTTCAGTTGCAATACTGCGTTTGTAGTAGATTAACAATTCTTTGTAATCTGCTCTGTCAGGTTGTATACCAGTCACATCAGCATAAATTAAATCACCAACTGTTCTATAGTCAACTCTTGTGACTTCAACTGTGTCGTTAAATTCAACAACTTGGACAGGAGGTTCTGGTGGCGGATCGTTTTCGCCTGGACCCTCGTCTGGTGGATCAGTAGCTGGCGGTGTGATAGTAGGATCATCTGGATCTTCTTGCACTGGTGGATCTTGCGTAGGTGGATCTGGGTCTGGTGTAGGTTGAGGTGTTGCTTCTTCTACTGCCAATACATTGTTAATTCTTGCTGTTAGACTACCTGCACTCGCAGGATTGATAACTTTTAAATCATAAGGTGAATTATTTTCATCCATTGCTGTGACAGTTTCAAATGTAATTTGTGTAGAACTTATAAATGTCACTTGGCTACCGCCAGCACTGTCAGCAGTGTATTCTGTGCCATCATCGCCAATCCAAACAGCATCAATACCATTTACAAAGTCAGCACCATTAACTGTGACTGTTGAATAACCTGCACTGTCTACTTCTACAGGTGATATTGAAAACAGTCTAGGTGGATAATGTTGTATAGGAACAGGTGCTACTGTTGGCGGAACTAACCCTACAGGTGTGCCTCCTACAGTTGCTGGATAATTGATAGTTGCACCTCTTGGAATGTATGGTGGCAACACAATATCTTCTTCGCCTGCTCTTGTGTGTGGATACAATGTGTCATCATTACGCACACAACCTAAATCAACTGTCATATCATTGTTGATACGCATTGATACAACACGGAATGGTGTTGTGCTAAAATTAAGCATCTTAGATTGAATGTAGATGTTGTCGCCTACTTCTAATTCTAGTGCTTGTGAAGAAGCAGTGAAAGACACACTCTCTTGAAAGCGACTTTTGTTAAACAACAATCTAGCAAAGTCTTTTGCCATTGCATAGTTTGTCAGTGTTGGAAAAGTTGCTTCAAGTTTATTGACTCGCCCTCCATCAGTATCAATATAAGTCTGCCTCTCACTATCTGTTTCAGGATATATTACACTTTCAACTGAAAACTTTTTGTCAGGATCTACATAGTTAATCTGCACTTGGTTATATTTGCTGGTTCTTTCTACAGCTGAATAAGTCACAGGTCCTTGAATGTTATCTTCATTGAATGTTGCAACGATAGTAGCAACACCGCTTGTGATATCTGTAGCATTACCAGCATCTTCAATTTTTAATTTATATTTGCCTTGACTGTAAGGCATATATGCTCTAAAGCCCATCAACAAATTCTTAACATTAGCAAATAGTGTTTGTCCTGTGTCCAACACATAGTTGGTTGTCATAATAGCACCATTGATGCCACTTATGTGTTCAACAGTCTGATTACATTTAGCCGCCGCCTGTTTAAAACTGTCCCAATCAATGTCTGTGTTTTTTAGTCCTTTACCATATCTTGGATTGCGTAGGTAGTCTAGCAAAACTTCTGCTGGATTAGTTGAATAACGCACTGGTGCTGAGTCATATGCATAAGTGTCTGGATTGCTTATTGTAAGACTTGCAATTTTCTTACCTAACACAGTTGCTTTTATAGCAGGAATATTGCCTGAATAAGGATTGTTGTCTGCGTCTTCTTGTGTTTCAATTTTCTTCCATTCATATCGTGCAAACAAAACTGCACAACCGTTATACACCATACTTGTTTTCCAACTAGGTGCATCTTGTAAAATACTAAAAGTTCCTACATTGCTTGAACTTGGTGTTGCATTATACAATCCGTGACTGAATTGTAATTGTAGTCTATCTTTGTATTTGCCAGTGCCTACATCTACTGTTTGTCCATTGTTTAGTAGTGGTATAATGTCTGCAGGTAATTGATTGTCGTCAATAAACAATTCGTGTAGTCCTTCAATTGGACCTTCTCCTAACACATATGCAACCCATAGATATCTGTTGTTGTCTGCACCTGTTTCTGCAAATGTAATTGCACCACCAACCTGTCTATAACCATACACAACTGGTATTTGGACTGTAGATCCTTGTTGTGTGATTAAAACACCTTGTTGCCTATTTGCTTCTTGTGCGGCATCTGGTAAATTGGGAGCTCCGCCTAACAATCCAAGGAAAGGTTGTGCAATAAAATTAACTATACCGCTTACAACATCTACAACTGCCTTTACGACACCTTTTACTACCTTAACAATGCCTTTTACAACACCGCTGATAGCATTTCCAATGGATTTTACAATGTTAGACATATTCTACTTCCTTGCTCATCCAACAACCTGACTTGAATCCTACACCTTCATAAACTTTTCTAGTTCTTTCAGGATTGATGCCAATATCACCTGCTGTAATTTGTTGTATGTCAAAATCTCTACCCCATTCTTCTACTGCGTTTATCAATTGCTTGAATGCAGTCATATTGCGATGTGATTTTAACATAAAGATTAATTCAATGTGACAGTAGGTTATGTCTTTATTCCAAGGTGCTTGTGTGATACAAGCTGAAATAAATCCTACTGGACGTAATCCTTCATATGCGTTGAACCAAACATATTCAGGATGTATGTTTCTTGAACGTATACTTTCAATTACACTGTCTTCATCAAATTCTGCACCTAGTGCTGGATTGTCCTCTGCCGCTTCTCCTGCGTAATAACGAAATAGATTTATTGTGACATCTAATTCTTCTGGACGCATTTTTCTAACTATCATTCTGTTCTACCCCATAAAAATTCTGAGTTGCCTACGAAACCAGCTTTTTCGAATGCTGTATCGTATTTTGCCCCTTGGAATAACCAGTTGCTCCAGTTATTTGTTTTACGCCCTGCTGTTCTTTCAAAATCTGCAAAGTGACTGCTTACATCAACTGAGATTGTGCAAGTCTCTGCTGTTTCTTGTATGTTGACATTGAATACTTCTCCGTCAAACATAAGGATACCACCTGTGCCTCCTGCTGAATCTGTGCCTATTACTTCTAGTGTGTTTAAATCTAAAAACACTTTGTAAACACAAACTCTTTTGCCTTCAGGTTCTTGTCCTATGAATTTGTTGATATAACCGGTTGTAAGTCCTGACAATGAAATTGAAAACTTGCCAACTCTTACATCAAAATCTTCTGTGATTGGAGTGTGTCCTAGAAATTCGCCTTGTGCTAGATAGGTGTTTGTGCCTGCATCTGGTGCAGTGTCACTATCAAATGCAATATCAATACCGCCACTTGCAAGATATAGAGCACCGCTGGAAAGATGTATTTCAATCAAGTCAACTGCAAATGTATGATCTCTGTAGTATTCATCTCTGAGATACTGTTCTGACGAAAAAGTCTTCACCTACCAAGTCTCCCTCATCTTAACACTAATGCTTGTGATGCCTCCAATACCAACATCAAACTTTTGCACATCGTTTAGTGCTATTGCAGTAAATGGCACTGCTGTTAGTGTCAAGTCTGTGTTGTTTGGCACATCTTCTACTAAACTACCTGCAAAAAAAAGTGTTGCATTTCCGCTACCATCACTTTCACAAGTTGCTACTGCTTGATATACTTTGCTGTGATTGTTAAACTTGAAATAATCACCTACATATAAAACCTGTTTGTTTGCACCACAGTTATCTAAAACTACGCTTTTTTGTCCTTTGGCATAACCACCTGTGTTGTTAACAGCTGGTGTTGTGCTTGGTGGATTGTTAGATTTCGTATAACTAATTTCTGGTAGTATAATTTCAAAACTTAAACTTGGTCCATATGTTTGTGCAAGAAAGCCTTCAACAATGCCAGCTTGTCTATCTGTTAAACTAGGATATTTTACTTCCCAATCATAAAACTGA